CGGTGAAGTGGACGCCTGCCCGCTATTCCTCGCCGTCGTCTGCCGCCGATTTCGCGGTCAAAATGGTGTCCGCGTTCCCGTCGTTGCAGGAGTCTCAGACTCTTATGCGGCGCGCCGGGCTCACCGAGGACGATCTCGCAGACATTAACGCCGAGAATCGTAAAAAGAACGCTGTGTCATTGCTTGACCGTGCTCTCGCCGCCACGAACAACGAGAACGTGGATGAGAACGGCGAGAACACCGAGAACGGTGACGCAGCCAACAATAATGGTGATGATAATGCTGACAACGTCGGCAACAATAACGGCAATAGCGGCAGCAGCAATAACCTGAACCTCAATAACGCGCCCAATACAAGAAACAGGGTTAAGCGCAATATCAAGCTGCCTGGCGGCACCAAAACACCAATAAACTAACACGTATCATGCTGTCAACCGCAGAAATCGGGGCATACGGTCGAGCCATAGACTCGCTCGTCACACTCGCCCAAAATGATCTACACACGCTCTGGGCCCACGCCGCACGGCAAAGGCCCCAGGATGCCCGCGACCTTCTGCTCGAAATCATGCCCGCCCTCGTAGACCAATACGGCAGTGCGGCCGCCGCAATCGCCGACGAATGGTACCGCGACATGCGCCTAGACCAAGACATCCCCGGCGACGCCCCCACAGTACAAACATCACTCACCCCACAGGGCGAAATAGACGACAGTGTCAGATTCGGTGCGGGCGCACTATACGCCGGAAACCCCGACATCGCCCTATCCTATTTGACCGGGGCGCTCATCCGATACGTCAGCGACGGCGCCCGCTCACAAATCGCAGACATGACATGGGCCGACCCAGAAGCAATGGGATGGGAAAGACGAACACGCAACCCCCAGGCATGCAATTTCTGTGTTATGCTCACAATGAACGAATGCTACTACCGTAGCCAAGGCACCGCATCATTCGGGGCACACGACAATTGCAAATGCGTCGCCGTCCCCGCATGGGATCCAACCTCTCGGGAAGTGCCAGCAAAAGCATACGCGCTCGCAGCCAGGCATAAAACTGAGAAAGGTCGTAAACGCCATCGTGAGCTCGTCTCATCGTGGATAGACACGCACCAAGAGGAGCTTGCAGAATGGCGTACGAAGCCAATCGAATGATTGTGTTACAATGCATAAACAAAGGCCGCTGAAGAACGGCTGCAAAGCCCAAAAATAGTTGCCTGAAACATCACAATAACCGCACGGTCAAAATATAGGAAACGCCCAATGAGCGATAACGTTGCAAGCGACACGCCAGCCGACAGCAGCGCCACTAACGACGACAGCGCCCCCAAGAACGAGAACAACGCCGCTAGCAAGCCTGAAATCGACTGGAAGAGTGAGTCCCGGAAGTGGGAGAATCGCGCCAAAGAGAACAGGCGCGCCGCCAACGAACGAGACGAGCTCGCCAAGGCCATCGGTGACAAAGACGCAACAATCGAAGCCCTAAAAGCAAAGGTTGCCGACTTCGAAACCGCCGCCAAAGTCCGCGAATGGTCCGCCACCGCGGCCGCAGAACACGGCATTAGCGCCGATTTGATCCGAGGGACCACCGAGGACGAAATCAACGCTCATGCCGCCGCAATCGCCAAGGCACTGCACGACGCTAAGCCGTCAGTCGCCCCCGTGGTCCCCCAGGCCGGGGCCACGCCCGACAATGACGGCGGGAATCTTGCAGAATTCGCTAGGAACGTTTTCGCCGGCGACTAAACACACTAGCCGCTATTCTAAAAAGTAAAACACTAGAAAGAAACGGAAACCAACTAAAATGGCCGTGTTTGATTCAGGCAAGGCAAAGGTCCTCATGCCTCGGCAGATCGCCGACGGTATCATTACTCGCACCCAGACTCTCTCCACCGTTGCCAAGCTTAACGGTGGAATTCCTATGACCTTCGGTGATGTGGACATTATCACGTTTGATAATTTCCCGCGCGCCGAGTTCGTTGACGAAGGCGCCGAAAAGGCACCCACCTCCGGTGAGTTCGGTTACGTGACCGCTAAGCCGCACAAGGCTCAGGTCACGATGCGTTTCAACGAGGAGGTTCAGTGGGCTGACGAGGACTATCAGCTTGACGTCCTCAACCAGCTCGCACAGAAGGGCAGTGAGGCGCTTTCTCGGGCCCTCGATCTCGGCCTTTATCACCGTGTTAACCCCCTCACGGGTGCCGTTATTGACGCGTGGACCAACTACCTGACCTCCACCACCAAGAATGTCGAGGTCGGCACCACGGAGATGGACCAGGCGATCCGTCAGGCTGCCGGTCTGCTCATTAACGACAATGCCGCGCCTATTACGCCGACCGGTCTTGCGCTTGCCCCGTCCGCCGTTTGGGCGCTCGGTAGTCTCCAGACCAAGAATGCTGACGGGTCGCCTTCGGGTACGCCGCGTTATCCGCAGATCGGCCTCGGCGTCGATATTGACAACTTCATGGGCCTTCCCGCTGCCGCTGGAAACACTGTTGCCGGCAAGCCCGAGGCGACCGCCGCCACCAATGTCGAGGGCATTGTCGGCGACTTCGTCGACGGCATTCGGTGGGGAATTCAGCGTTCTCTGCCGCTCGAGATTATTCGTTTCGGCGACCCGGACGGTCAGGGCGATCTGAAGCGTCGGAACCAGATTGCTTTGCGTCTCGAGATTCTGTACGCTTGGTATGTTTTCCCGGACAAGTTCGCGACGATTAAGACCAAGGCCGGCGCCTGATAAAATCGCCGTAAACAAACACAACCCATCCAAAACAAAATTTTTCTCAGAGGCGATTTCAGAAATGCGATCCTACAAGCACCGAGACCACGACATTGTGATCCATCTCGCAGACGACCACAATGTGGCACTCGGAGACGAATACACTGAGATCACCCCTGAGAATGATGACGCCGGCGGGGCAGACGAGCCCACCTCCTCCTCCCCTCGTACTGCCCCGCCGACACCTGCCCCTCGTCGGGGACGAGGGCGCCCTAGAAAGACGGCAAAATGATACCGGACGACATTATTCCGTTCGCCACGGTCGAAGACCTAGAAGCGCGGTGGCGGGCACTCTCCGACAATGAGCGTATTCGCGCCGACGTACTCCTCGCCGACGCGACCGACCTCATTGTGTCGAAATGCCCCCGCTGGGAATCCGCCACGCCTCGTACGCGGAAGCGTGTAGCGTGCGCTGTAGTGCGACGTGCAATGCAGGGCGGAGATGCTATCGGCGGCGTCACAGACAGCGGTGGCGGAATCTACTCTGAACCCCACGGGATTATCGCGTCAGAATCGCACACGACAGGACCGTTCTCCGATCAGTTCACGTATCAGAATCCCGAGGGCGGCCTCTACCTGAAACGCGAGGAAAAAGACGCTCTTGGCGGCTCCGGTGGCGCGTTCGAGGTGGACCTACTGCGGGATTATGATGTGCGATCCGCTACCGATCAGCTGATCGAAGACATCAGCACGATCAGTGGGCAGGAGCCGTAATGCTATCCGGGTACGTGCCTGTCACGCGGCGTAGGCGAGGCCCTGTGTCGAAAGACCAGTATGGTAATCCGGTGCCGGGGCGGTGGGAGAACGTTGCTCTGCCTCCCGCGGTGTTTGCGCCGGCCACGTCTACTGAGCCGATCAGTGCTGGGGCGATGCCCGTCACCGTGCCAGCCGCCCTTTATTGGCGGAATACCACAATCGACGTGACCGCAGAAGATCATCTTATCGTGGACGGCATAGAATACCGTGTTGAAGGCCGCCCTTCCCCATATCCTAAGGGTATGGTTGTGCAGATTCGCGCCAACGAAGACAAGGTGAGCGAATAATGCCGAAAGTAAAATTCCAGCTCAACCGGGACGGTGTCGCCGATCTTCTGCGCGGCCCTGACGTAGCCCGGACCGTAGCATTGGAGACGGGGCGTGTAGCCAACGCTGCCGGCCGCGGGTTCGAGGGTGAGACGACGCACGGAAATCGCACCCGCGGATATGTTAGAGCGCGCACCATTGCCGCAATGCGCAAACAAATGAGAGAACACACACTGGAGCGTGCAATCGGCATCACAATGGGTGGCGGGAAATGAGCCCAACATATGATCGCGCCCCCACGGTGCCGGACATAAAGAAACGGCTCATGGACTTCCTGTCCACGCACATGAGCGTGCCGATTGTAGCCCGCAGACCCGAGAGTCCGGACCGCCCCGCCGCATTCATTCGAGTCCTCTCCACTGGGGGTACCGGGGTTACGCAGAAAGCGCTCTGCACTGCGCTGGAAACGATCGACGCCTACGCGCAGTCGTCGGGTGAGGCGATGAAAATCGCGTGCGAGGCCGTGAATGTGGCGCACAATATGCCGAACTATCGGGATGGTATAGTGATGGTACAATCATCCTATCCGATAGAAATGCCCGATCCGGACACGTCTCAGGCGAGGGCGACTGCAACATTAACAATTACAGCACACAGGTGAACAAATAATGGCTGTTAACGCTGACAATGCACTCATTTTCTCGTCCGACAATGACGCGCTCTGGCTGGGCGACTATGTCGAAAAGTTCGGCGAGAAGGTCACGTCACTCACCCAGGACCTTTCCGGCGTGACCGGTCTCACCAACGTTGGGTGGATTAGTGAGGATGGGTTTAAGCTCACCTCCGACGACTCTGTTACCAAGATTAAGGGGCACCAGGGTCACGGCGTTGTCAAGACTTTCCTTGACTCGTCGGAGACGACTTTCAGTGCCACTCTCCTGGAGACCATGCTCGCCCCCCTCTCCTGGTATCTTGACGCCACCAGTGAGAAGGTTGAGGATGGTGGCGCCACCAAGGGTGTGAAGATCACCGCAAAGTCGTCCCGTAAGGTCAAGCTTCTCTGCGGCGTCGCCGATTTCTTCGACGTTTCCGGTGTGGGTGCGCAGATTCGTATTGTTTTCCCGCGTCTGGAGCTCGGCGAGCGCGGCGAGATCACTTTCCAGCAGGCCGAGATCACCGGCTACGAGTACAACCTCTCCGTGCTGGGCGACTACATTATCTACTCCGACCACAAGGCACTCTTCCCGGCCTGACAATGATGCTTCCCCGCTATTTCGTGTTTCGGATGGGTTGTCGCGGAATAGCGGGGAAGATCCAAAACAACACAACCCACCCACTTTATAAAACAATTTTGAGGACAACCCATTATGTCTGACAAGGACACGAAGAGCAAGGCGAAGGCTGCGGGAGCTAAGGCGCCGGCTGACAGGCTCGCCAAGGCTGAGGCCACGCGCGACCCGATTCACGTGGACTACGAGGGGATTGAATTCGATATTCCTCCGGAGGCGTTGGAGGACTTCCGCGCATTCGAGGCCCTCGACGCCGGCAATCCGTTCCCGCTTTTCCGCCTCATTGTAGGCGACCACAAGGATGAGGTCTATTCCGCATTGGAGGACGAGAATGGTCGTGTTCCGATCGACGCGGTGACCGACTTTATGCAGTCAATCGTGTCCGAGGTGGGCGCGGGAAACTGACGATTCTCCCACCTCTACTCCGCGAGTATGGGTGGGAGATAGAAGCCGACCTGCAACGATACTACAGCACCGATCTTCTCGATCTGTATCGTGGCAGAATAACCCCGCGGCGGGTAATGGCGCTCATCGGCGGCCTCCCGCCCGGGTCGACATTCGATAGGGCGCGAGGTGGAGACAGGTACTGGTCCGACGAAGTAGCCGCCACAATAATGTCAGCACACAATATCCAGACCACGCTACTCGCCGTCAATGGTGTCAAGAAAGACAAGTGGCCTGAAACGCCGAAACCGCCCGCCGAAGGATACCGGGAAACCGGCAACCCCAGAGTGTCAAGCAAGCACGCCAAGGCACAAAAAGCTAAGGGTGAGAAATGGCTTGCCAGATACGGCAGCTGAACCGTGTTTCTATCGGATAGTGTAAAATGGTTCACGCCAAGACGAACACGAATTGTTTGTTTGGCGTGAACCATTTTCGCTGTACACGATTTCGGAGAGGTATCAATGGCCGGATATGATCTCGGGACCGCATGGATTCAGATCAGCCCGTCCGTGCGCGGCCTCGCCCGAAGTATCAATAGCGAAATCGGTAACGTTGACACAGGGCCGGCCGAAAGAAAGATCACATCCGGGCTGGGTGGGGCATTCAAATCGGTAGCAAAGGTCGCTGGCGCTGCGCTCGGAGGACTCGCCATCGGCGGCATCGCCGTCGCGTTCGGCGGCGTCGCAAAAGAAGCATTCAACGCTGCCGACGCCACAATCAAATTCAAGCAAACGCTCGCATTCGCCGGCAAAAGTGCGGACGAAATCAACGCGCTCACAAAGAGCACGCGCTCCTACGCGGATCGTACGATTTATGAGCTCGACGATATTCAGTCCATTACTGCGCAGCTCGCATCCAATGGTGTAAAGGGCTACGATAAGCTCGCCGAGGCTGCCGGTAACTTGAATGCTGTTGCGGGCGGAAACGCGCAGACGTTCAAAACGGTCGGCCTCGTCATGACGCAGACCGCGGGTGCCGGAAAACTCACCACCGAGAACTGGAACCAGCTGTCCGACGCAATTCCTGGCGCGTCCGGTAAATTGCAGGAAGCCATGAAAAAGAATGGCGCCTACACAGGTAATTTCCGGGAAGCCATGGAAAAGGGTGAGATCACCGCCGAGGAATTCAACCAAGCAATCCTCGACCTCGGTATGGAGGACGTGGCCATTGAGGCCGCTACATCCACCAAAACTCTGGAAGGTGCTTGGGGGAACTTCAAAGCCACCCTCGTAACCGGGGCGCAGGAAATCGCCGAAAAAGCACTCCCATGGATCACCGCATCCCTTGACGCCATGAGCAAAGGGTTCGAGAAAGTATTCAACTGGGTGAGCAATTCTTTCATTCCCAGTATTACGAATGCTTTCAACGTTATCCGCAAGGGTGACTTCACGGGCCCGATCTTCTCATTCGAGGAAGACTCGAGTTTCGTTGATTTTCTTTTCCGCATGCGTGACGCTGCAGCTGCTGCGGGGGAATGGATCAATAAGACGCTCGTCCCGTCGCTGAAGAATCTTAAAGACCTGCTCATATCCGGCGATTTCACGGGCACGATTTTCGGATTCGACAAAGACTCCGGAATCATCTCCTACATCACCAACGTGCGCAACAGCTTCGTCGAGCTCGGTAAATTCATTGTCGGAACACTCGTCCCCGGCATTGCTACTGCTCTCAGCACCATCGCGAACAGCAGCCTCGTCCAATTCATGGAAAGCTTGACCGTCGCTATTCTCAACAGCAAAGTAGCGGTTTACAGTATCGCGGCCGCGTTTACGGCATGGAAAGCTGTAATGGTCATGTCCTCAATGCAGCAATGGTTGAATGACATGGAGGGTGTAGCCGGTGTAGCCGGGCGTGTCACCACGGCAATTAACGCGATGACCGTGGCGAAGATCAAAGACACGGTTGAGACCGCGCAGCTCAACCTCATGTACGCCGGCGAATTCCTGTCGAATATTGCGCGTGCAACGACACAGATCACGATGCAGGCGGTTGCTTGGGGCAGGGCCACTGCAATGATGGTCCTCCACAAAACCGCAACAATCGCTTCAACTGCGGCGCAGTGGGCATTCAATGCGGCTATGGACGCTAACCCGATCGGCCTTGTAGTGATCGCTATCGCAGCACTGGTTGCGGCGATCGTTGTGGCGTGGCAGAACTCCGAAACATTCCGCAATGTCGTCATTTCATGTTGGGAAGCAATCAAAACGGCAGCTGGGGCTGTAGCAGATTGGTTCGCCGCTAACGTGTGGCCTCTCATGCAAGTCGCATGGGACGGAATCGTGGCCGGCGCCCAATGGATGTGGGGCGTCATGGTATCCGTCTGGCAAGGAATACAACCTGTTATTCAGGCGGTCATTGATTGGATAGTCGGCACCGCGTGGCCCGCACTTCAGGCGGCATGGGACGGAATTGTCGCTGGCGCCCAATGGGTATGGAATGGCATTGTCGGCGTATGGCAGGGAATACAGCCCGTCATTCAAGCTGTCGTTGACTGGATTGTCAATACTGCGTGGCCTAACCTTCAGGCCGCCTGGGATGGCATTTCTGCGGGCGCAATGATCGTCTGGAACGGAATGGTCGCAGCCTGGCAAGGGATCAGCGACATAATCCGGCCCGTCGTCGATTGGATCGTCAACGTCGCCGCCCTGTACCTCACCACAGCATGGGATGCTATCAGCTGGGGCGTGAGCGCACTCTGGTCCACGATTCAGTGGGCGTGGGACGCAATCTGGGCGGCAATCATGCCCGTCGCCACACAAATCTACAATGACATTTGGCCCATGGTAGTCGGCGCGTTCAATGCGATTAAAGACACCGCCTCCATGATGTGGGCCGATATTCAGATCGCATGGACCGCCATTCAAACCGCAATTCAGCCCGTCGCGGATTGGATCTACAACACTGTTTGGCCGTGGGTTGTAGGCGCGTTCAATGCGATTAAGGATACGGCCACTAACATGTGGTCCGATATTCAGATCGCATGGGCCGCTATTCAGGCTGCTATGCAACCGGTGGTCGAGTGGATTTATTACACGGCTTGGCCGTGGGTCGTAGATGCGTTTAATACTATCAAGGATGCGGCGTCCAATCTTTGGGGCACGGTTCAAGCCGCATGGACCTCTATTCAAGCGGCTATGCAGCCCGTGGTCGAATGGATCTACTACACCGCGTGGCCTTGGGTGGTCGATACTTTCAACACAATCAAAGACACGGCATCGTCTCTGTGGGGCACCATATCGGCGGCATGGAACGGTATTTGGGCCACCATTCAACCTGTCGTTGATTGGATCTACAATATTGCGTGGCCGTGGGTGGTCGGAGCATTCAATGCCATTAAAGACACGGCGTCCATTATGTGGGGCTCCCTATCAGCGACATGGAACGGCATTTGGGCCGTCATGCAGCCCGTGGTGAATTGGATTCAAACCTACGCCGCACCCGTTATTAGTGTAGCCTGGGAAATAATCTCTACGGGTGCGAAAATCCTGGGCGGAATCATTGCGTTCGTATTCGCGTCCATCATCGCTGCGGTCACTATGGGAGTCGCCGTAATTCAAGGCGCGGCCACCACGATCAGTGCCGCCTGGAACACTGTTGTTTCGTGGACCAGCTGGCTGAAAAACATGGTCGTCTCCGCGTGGAACATTCTGAAAGGCGAAATCCAAATCGTTAAAGATTGGATTGCTAACACGCTCGTCCCTGCAATTACAAGCGCATGGGACAGGGTAGTAGCCGCCGCCAACACCATGAAAGACGGTGTTAGGACGGCGTGGGACAAAATCAAGGAAGCCGCCGCCAAACCCGTTAACTTCGTTATCGGCACCGTCTACAACAATGGGCTGCGGAAACTTGTTAACGGAATGATGGAGAAACTCTCTCTCGACCTTCGTCTTCCTGAGGCTCCCACGATTGGCGGGTATGCGTCAGGTGGTGTCCTGCCCGGATACTCTCCGGGCCGTGACATTTATCATTTCGTATCGCCCGATGGTGGCGGTCGGCTCGCGCTTTCCGGCGGAGAAGCAATCATGCGACCCGAATGGGTGAAAGCCGTCGGCGGCCCCGCGATGGTGAACGCAATGAACCGCGCTGCCGCGCACGGGGACCGCATTCCAGGTGGTGACGCGGGGTATGCCGCATTCGCCCCGGGCGGTATTTGGGATCCTGTCAAATCAACGGTAGAAAGGGGCGCGTCCGCTGCCCTTAATTGGATCACCGGCGCGGCCGACGCGGTGTCCTCGATCTTCTCTGACCCGATCGGAGCCGTCGAGACTGTCATCAAGGCTCCGGTTCACAAGCTCCTCGATTCATGGGGCGGTGACGGCGCGAAACCATTTTTCGACGCCGGAAAGGCGGGCGTTGACAAAACCATTGACGCACTCGGTGATTGGATTAAAGATCACATGCCCGTGGTCAGTGGGTTCGGTGGCGGAATTGGTGCTATTGGTGCCGCTGCCGGCGACCTCGTGAATACTGCGCGACGGGCTATCGGTACACCGTATGTTTGGGGTGGCGTCTCCCCAGGCGGCGGGCTCGATTGTTCTGGTCTTGTTTATTGGGCGCTCAATGCTATGGGCATTCATGTGCCGCGTCTCACGGCTGCGGGATATCAGGCAATGTCATCCCCCGGTAATCCCATGGTTCCTGGAACGCTCTTGTTCTGGGGATACCCGGCCCACCACGTTGCTATCGCCTCCGGTAACGGAATGATGGTCGAAGCGCCGACCTTCGGTATCCCGGTACGTGAGGTCCCGATTTACGGCGGTCCGTCCGCGGGCAATCTCCGCTACGATAACGGTGGATTCTTGCAGCCCGGCCTCTCAACGATCGAAAATAAGACTGGTCGCCCGGAGCCCGTTTTCACGTCAGCCCAGTGGGAGAAGATGGACAAGTTGATTAGTCTTTTGGAGAATCGTGCGCTCGGCCCTGATGTGCTCGAAATTCGGGATGTGGACAATGATCTTGTGGGCCGCATGCAAGTAGAGGCAACGTCAGCCATAGTAGACTATGACCGAATGAACCGATAAACCATTGTGACGGAAAGCATATAATAATGCCGATTACGGGATGGATTGCTACACACACGGGGCTGCCGTCAATAATGGCCACCGGCAAAGAGCCCGTCTATGCGGGGGATCGTCTTTTCGCTGTCCCTGGGATGGCTCGCGACAAAAGACCTCTCACCGGGCGTGCGAAAATGATTCGCGAGCTCGAGGGCCCCAAGCTGACCGAGCCGGTAACAATGATCCTCTCAGACGCATACGCCGTTCCGGGCACCACAATAAAATACACTCAGGGTGACTCCTCGGTCACACTGACTCGCCCCGAGGTGGAATGGTGGCGCGGCATGGTGAGCGGCCTCAACGGTCGCACAGTGCCCGGGCTCATCTGGGAAGAAGCGCAGGATAAAAGAGAATGGTCCTCCCCGATTTCGAGATATAACTCACTTATCGCCAGGTGGCCGATGCTGGAAGTGGCTCGCACCGGGGGCGGGCAATTCGTCCTAGATGACCCGTCGCACGTTAACAGTGTTTGGGAGATTCTGCAGAAGCGCGAGCCTCTCATTCTTACGCCCGGCGCCCCCGCTGACGTTCTACCATCGCGATTCATCACCGTAGACAAGGTTGACAGTGCCAGGATCACGGGCGACGGTATCATTCGGTGGAACGTGAAATGGCATGAGCTCCCCGAGGACTCGCCAATGCTTGTCGGCCCTCATGCGGGCTGGGGGGCGGCGCCTTGTGTCACCTGGGGTGAATGGCGTGAAGCTGACAAGGTTTGGAAATCGCGCACATATATTGAGATTTGCAAAATGATTGCGGGTATGCCATGAGAAACGGCCCCACGTTGGCCGCTCTTTCAGACGGCCTCAGCATCGGCGCAAGAATCGACATTATCCGAGGTGGCGAAGTACTCAAAACCGGGATCCCCGCCTCCGAAGTGAAAGTCGAGTGGTCCTCGACGAACCGTCAGGTTCCGGGCGCATTGTCTTATTCTTGCCCCATGTCTTGGGTTCCGGAATGGCCGTTGGATGCTCTCAACAATTTCGGGCAGCGTTCCATGGTGACTGCGCTTTATGAGAATCGGCGCGGCGACTACTGGGAAATTCCGCTCGGCGAATTCGTCAACATGGAATGGTCCGTATCGAAAGAAAAGGTTAACGTTTCCTGTAAGGATTTGACGCAGATTCTTGCCGATAATCCGAGGCCGTGGCCGTCCTCCCCGGCCGCTGGCGCCACTCTGCTCTCCGAGGCCAGCGAGCTTGCGGAATATGTGCGAGTGAAATTGGAGGACGACGTATGGGATGCGCCCATCCCCCGCACTACGCAGTGGGGAAATTCGCGGATCGAGTCAATCTATAAGCTTGTCGAATCGCGTGGCTGCGGTATTCGTAGTGGCGCTGACGGGATGCTGCATATTTTCAAGCTCCGCGACAAGACGGCGCCTGACGAGATTTACACGTACGAGTCCGGGTTCCTTTTGGAAGCCCCGCGCGCCCCGAGGTCAGGCGGCCGTCGACCGAACAGATGGTACGTTACTGGCAGTAAACAGCAGAAAGCTCAGGGCGAGCAAGAGGAGCGCTGGACTGCGGAACGCATGGTCACCGACCCGCCATATGATCCGGCCGGCTACGGTTGGGTTACTTCACACAAGGAATTCAGCGCAGCCGGGTCAGCGCGAGAGGTATCCGAGGCCGCGGACACGTACATGATTCAGGATATCTCTTCCCGCTCTTCTCGCTCTTTGACGATTATTCCGGATGCCCGCATTGAGGTCGGGGATATTATTGGTGCGATAACCGAGCAAGGTGAGCATATTGCTGGCCGTGTTTCAGCTTATAGTCTCCCATTGTCTGATCCGTCCGCTACAATGAGGGTAGACATAGAGGTACTGGGGGAATAGCGGGCATCATGGTCAGACCGTCACTATTGCTTGACACGGCGCCACGAAACGGCGGCGGCCACAACAATAACAATGTTATTGTTCAGCAATCCTCAGTATCGTGGACGTACGGGAAAATCACCGGCACATCCGCCACCGATTCCACGCTCCCATCCGGCTGGGTAGAGGTAGGGATCCCTTACAGTAACCCGACCTCTCATGCTGTCGGCGAATCCGATGGTATTGCCACATGGATAGGTGCCCGCGTACTCGTCATCATTGACTCATCCGGCCGTGTAGTCAAAATCAGTGACCCTATTGCCGAGCCGCCTTCCGGCGCGAAGGTCGAGAATCTCGGACATACTGGCAAAATTCTCAGCCAGGCTGCGAAGGACGCTGAGCGTGCTTTCAAGGAAGCCGACGCCATTCGAGACCGAGCCAACAAGGCCGAAGGTGCCGCGAACAAAGCTGCGAAGGATGCGGAAAAAGCTGTCCAGATTGCAGAAGCCAACCGTCCGCCAGTAGTGGCCCAGACCGCACCCGAGAATCCTGTCACAGGATTGATTTGGTATGTCACCGACAATGCCGGGCATATTACTGACGTGCGTATTTGGGACGGCACACAGTGGGTGACCAGAACAATGGTCGCTGGCAGTATTCTCGTCCCCTCGTCCGTGGGAAATGTCTCACTGGCCGACGGTTCCGTGTCCGCACGCAACATTTACGCTTCTGGGGAACTGTGGGCGAAAATCGCTGCGTTCGCGTCCGTTACTACGGAAATGCTGACCGCTGGAAACGCGACATTCAATGCGGCAAAAGTCACCGGCGACCTCATCGGTAATAGACTTATCGGTGGCGAGCTTTCGCTCGTTGACACTGAGCCGACGTCGGGCGAGAAAAACATTCGTTTCGGCCTCGGTAGCGAGTATGGGTTCTGGGAGTCTATCTGGTCTCCTAAAATCGCGACTGTCGAGGAGATGGAGGGCGGCACGCGGTTCGTTCTGACGGACAGAGATCGCCCTAATCGTAATGATGGTGCGCAGATGGCAATTTATGATATTGCTGTTGCGAAACCAAAAACATATGGTATTGCCGGCGAGGGTGTCGGTAAGGTTGAGGGGTATGTTCTTTTCACCCCGTCGTGGAACGGGCGCGCAATTCTCACAATCAACATCGGCAAGAACAGAATCATCACTGTTGACGAGCAGGCGACGGCCGGGCAGAAAATAAGATTCGATTTCACGCTACCCGACGGCGCGTGGATCCAAGACACCGACACGCCTTTCTACATTAGTGCCCGCACGAACGACGTTTTTACGCCGGGAATGACACTCGGGACCATTTATTCCATGTACGTGTCGTGGAAGATGAGCCGCTCCTCCGGTTTGCATATTTTCCGCGACGACGAGGGCGTGGCGAAAATACAGATCACTGACCGTCAGGGCGGCGAGCTCATCATGGACACGAATGGCGTGTCCTACGACCCGCCAGGATCGCCCGCGCCCCATTCCTCCTCGTGGCGTACTTTCACGGAGCCGCCTTTCGCCCACATGGCAACAAACAACGCGCACCTGTGGACTAAAAAAGATGATTGGACGGAGGTTCCGGTCGGGTCGCAGGAGAAGATTGTTCGTGGCGGGATGCAAATAGACGGGGTAGAGATCATTATTCCGCAGAGCGGGCTTTATCGTCTAGACGGCACAACATGGTACAGGTCATCATGGGCCGGATATGTGGGCGGCACAAGGGTTGCCCGCCCCAATGATGTTGAGCGCGGCGTTTACATGTATGCTGCGCTGAACCATGGCCTGTGGACCGCGTTGCAGGTGACCGGTGTCAGGCGCCTAAATGTTGGGGATCGGATCGCGCTTTATACGTATCAGAATATTGATGAGGGTACAATTATGGACTGGGGCGAGATGACGGTTAGCTGGCTCACCTACTGAAGATTGTGCAACAATATTTTTAGGAGAAAACAATATGCCTAACACTAGGTGGACCGGCGGTATCGTCCCCACAGTAGACGATAACCTCATTGAGGCCTGGGACGCGTATGACGATTCCGCCGGCCGGGTTATGCCGGCGGCGTCTGTAGCGGCAGCGCGGGTCATGTTGGCGGCCGCACCGTCCGGGGCAGTATCGAAAGCACGCCCCGCCGTTTTCATCATTGACGACATTCTGTACACTGCCGACGGTTCCAAGGCCGGCGACGGGTCATTCAACATTAACCCCGCGAATTCGTTCAGTGGCGTGCTTTACCGCCATCGCGATAATACGAACGGCCGCGGGCGCCCGACCTCGGATCACGCCACTTACACGTGGGGCGACGGTATCGTTACCCTACCGATCAAGAGCCTCATGGAGTTCTCGCTTGACGTGTGCGTGAGCATTGCGCACGAGGATTATCATTCCGAGGAGGAGAAGGATAAGGCGGTCGGCTCGTATTTCTTCGGGTTCAAGCTTGATAATAGGGGCATTTGGCAGACCGAGATTCAGTACAATCGCACGTTTATGACTCACCATATGCAGTGGCGCCTTTCTGTGGAGGCCGGTTCGCACAGAGTCGCTTACACTACGGCGGGTAGTTATGGTGCTGACCCGTACTGGCATTACGATGGTGGCGTTTTCCCGGGGACCGTATTTACGGTGGCTACCCTTGGCGCGACCCGCGTTGACCTGTAACCCGTAAAATAGTTCACTATTAGAAATAGGTGATAATAATATGACTAAAGTCATAGCGACGGTCGTGAACGCGGCCGGCAAGACAGTCAACGCCACAATGAGCGTCCGCCCCGAAACCGTCTACACGTCCGACAATATTACTACCGTTCCGGCTCCTGTGCGCGGCGATGCCGACGACAAGGGCAGAATCGAGGTAGAGGTAGACGCCAGCCACGGCGGACGATGGGCGATCGTCTTGAATGTCGCCGGCGTTTGGGCGCGTGAAGTGCGCGGGGCGGAGCTGCCGGCCTCTGGTGACGTGCAGGTAACCTCATTGTCGGCGTGGAACGGCGGCACCTCCCCTGATCCCGGTAATCCTGGCGGCGGCGGCCAGGGTGATGGTGGCAAGATCACTGTTAGTGATGATGGTCTTACCTGGACTTACGGAGAGTGAGAAAACACGATGGCAAGCGTTACTGGGTACACTAAGGCTGGCGTTGATAAGCTGGTCGCTCCCCTGTTCTCCTCGATCTCGCCTTTTGCGGTCGGTGGACACTACTATTCTCCGGTCACGTATTTCTGGCCAGATTTCTACAATGAGGGCCAGGCCGGGAAAGTCTCGAAGTGGACCAAGACTCTGGCCTACGGAAATGCTCTCGGCTACGTGATTATGAATCGTTCTACGGGTGATTGGTCGGCCAAGGATAATGATTTTCTTACTCAGGCTCAGCGCGCCCAGGCCGCGGGAGCGAAGAGAATTCTTTGGTACATTCCTACCCGCTACGGTGTAGCGTCGCTCGCCAAAGACGATGCCGCTAGGAATGGTGTGCCGGACCCGGACAAGTTTACGCGCGAATACATTATGCAGCTGTGCGCCAACCTGCGCTCCCAGTACGGTAATCTTTTCCAAGGAGTATTCTTGGACGAGGTAATCAACGGATGGGGCGCACAGTCCGGACGAGTCGGATGGTACGGTGACCTCATCGGCGAAATTCGACGCACCTACGGCAAAAATTTCACAATCGCTATCAACCCTGGCAGTAATATTACTGAGGCCGTGTGCGCACTCGATTTCGACGTGTGCATGAGTTTCGAGAACACTGCCACCAAGTATTTGGTGGATGACCCTAATAACCCGATTGCGAATGATGTGATGCGGGCGCAGCCTTCCACCAAGTGGTGGCACGTCATTCACGGGGTTACGAAAGAGAACTTCCGACAGGTAATCGATCGCGCCGCATCGTTCGGTGTTTCACATTTGTATGTGACTGACGGTGAGTTGGTGCAGGGTGAGGGCGGCCAGTGGGTTCCTGAGAAGAATCCTTATCAGAATCCTCCGTCGGATTGGATCATGGAACGTGTGATCGCCTGGCATGGCGGCTATCTCGACCTGGCTGAGCGTGTTGCTGCGTTGGAGGCGAAGGTAGCTCCGGCTCCGTCTCCTCAGCCGGGCGCCTGAGTGTTTCACGTGAAACATTCCCCCTCACCACGATTTCTGCGGTGAGGGGGAATGTTTTCGCATCCGGCACGAGAGACTATAGTCCCAAGCGTTGGTAGTCTCCTCCGTGCTCGCGAGCAATATCGTCCAATACGCCCATGAGATCAGAACGCGCATCATCCTGAACGTCGATCGACGGCGAGTTCAGGATGGAATGAATCGTGTTATTGATCTCCCGGAATTGACGGACGGCAATAGCATCACACTCTACACTGTCCCATTGTCGTGCTAGACGACGCGCAAGATCGGACGTGTTCTCGCCGCTCGTTTCATGGTAAACGCCCACAACGCTCAATGGCCACCCCCAGACAACCCATTTACTGACAGCGCCACCGTCGCCGATTTCTACGGTGACGTCAATTCCAACACCCTTATAGGGGTTATGCCACTCCAGACGAGTGACCATGTGTGTTTCGTCAATGTCGCACTCGTCGGGCTTCGGAAGCCACAACTGTACGAGGCTGATCTCGTGCTCGATCTCCAACGTTGGGTCGTTCGCTGTCATGAGACGCTCCGCAAAAGCAAGTTACAGCGCATCGCGGAATGCTCCGGACTGCAGGATTCCTCGTGAGCCCATCCCGCTGAGACGCCGCGCTTCGTCGTCACCACAACTCCGTCATCGGTGACCTCGATCTTCCCCGGGGAGCACTCAATGGTGGTGACTCCCGTGCGGTCGGAAATGCGGGGCGGCGTGATCGTGTCCTGCAATTCCCTGGCAATAGCCAGCGCGATTTCCTGGCGGTCAATCTTGCTCATTATTCTACCTCCCGAGCAGACGGTGTGACACCGATCTGTCCCTGATAATGCGACCCTAGACCGTCGGTGCCGTATGGCATGCTGGCTGGTCTGTCCAGGTCCTCGAAAGCGATCTGCGCAATCCTATCCCCCGGATGAAGAATGGCGGATTTAGTGGAGTGCAGGTTGGCGATTTCCAGGGTTACGTTTCCTTGGAATCCTGGGTCAATGTATCCCGCGGACACGTGAACAAGGATTCCGCGTCGCGCCCACGATGACTTGCCTTCCACTCTGGCTACTAGGTCGGCGGGCACGCTTACTTTTTCCTGGGTGGACGCAAGAATGAATTCTCCTGGTAGCAGCTCGTAACCATTCTCGTCGATGGTGATGTTTTCGTCACCGTGACGGTAGGCGATAATGTTTTCGTCTAGCCGCACTTCCACTGACGCCGGCTGAATAGACAGTGGTTTGCGCCAGTCGGAGATGAGTTCGCCCCAGTCGATTCTGCGCCGGAGAGTAAAGTCACTCAGCGTAGCCATCGCGGTAGTCCTCCGTCTTCGTTTTCCTTGATCGTATGGACCGTGTAGCCTTTATCACGTAGAATTGCTTCGGCTTCAAGAGCAAGGGCAGGCTTCTCTCCCGGGAAGATTTCCACCGTGTCTTCACTGTGCTCCGACACCACGATCGCGCAGACGTACGCATTATCGTCCGATAAGTCATCGTAAGTGAGCACATATCTGCTTTTCTCGCGCCAATATGTGCACCTAGTAAAAGCGACTCTTTCTTCCTGCCACGAACGCAAAGCAAGCGTTATTTCCTGCACATGTTGCACGGTGCGCATAAGCTTACGAATCGCGGCAGACGGATCGGTGGAATTACTGCTGATAGTGAATTCACAGTCGGTGGCATGCATGAATGCAGTCGCCGTCCACCGTCCTCTGAATTTCACTAAATCAACGAAAGCAATGTTGATAATATTTTCCATAATACTCACGCTTCCGGAATATAGTCGCCGAGATGGTCGTGCGAAATGGCGGACATGAACTCTACGAGCCGGTCTCGAACCTCCCTGGCACGATCCTCTGGGGCGAGCTGTCTATCAATAGTGTCCCAGTAGACGTTTCGCAAGATCGCGATCACCGTCTGGTCTCCGCGCTCGGCGACGAGTTCGCGCAGATACCACGCCGCCTTTCCCATGTCAACATTCTCGTCGACACCATCCTTGTGACCTGCCCTGAAAATATATTTCAGGGCACTGCCAGTCAGATAGTCTCTGTCCCGGATGAAAGTGATGGGCTCAGGGGTGAGGGTTGCGTAGTGTGATGGGTGAGTTACCTCATTCTCATGCACATTATCCTCGACGCGCCCGCTACTCTTCTCTGTGATGTAGAGGGTGTCATCGCACAAGGTCAACTCATAGCGCTGCTCGTCGAACGTGAGAAACGCTTCCCCGCCATTCTCGTCATTATACCAAATGCACCATTCGCCAGTGAAATACCGACTCGCCCTCTTGATGGGCACTTCATAATCGTCGGAGACATGGAGGCGAATTAGTTTACCTGCGAATTTCACCTCATAGTCGACATAAGCATCATAGGGGCCGATTGGCCGCCAATGCCAGCCATCGCCCTCGTGCTCCAAAGAGATGCGACGACGACTCCAGCACGCTACTCGCCGTTTATTAACAGAATTGTGGACATGTGCCTCCCAGAACCCTTTGTGCTGCACCACCTTCGAAACATACTCATACATGCCGTCTGGGTAGTAAATCTTCTCACACCCATCATCTATAGGTGACACCACATAATCCCCTCTCTCCGTCTGGGTAATCGAATACTCATTATACTTGAAATAGTGTCTCCGCTCTACACCAGCCCGAATAGAATCAAAACCAATCCCCTTGTCGTCGCCGGTTTGCGCTATGATTCTCTCTTTACTGCCGTCTGGCAAGTACAGCCAAACCTGTTTCAAAAACACCGTGTCCATAGCCGCTTCTCGCTATTTCAGTTGCCGAGAGTGCCGACCGTGGCAAAGTAGGCGACAAACACTTGGAGCCACCAAAAAGCACGCCACGCCAATGACAGTCCAATAACTCCAACGATGAGGGCGATTGCACCCATTGCCATGCCTTCACCCGTGGACCTCGGCTTGCGGAGCCATGCCATGAAACGATTCGTGGGGCGCGGCGGCGCCATCACACTGAGTGGAACAGACCATACTGGGGGCGCCGGGGCTGGCCGAGGTGGCGGAGGCGGCGTAGGTGCACTAGCCGCGGGCGGAGGCGGCGGGGTGGGCGCACTAGTCGCCGATGGCGGCGGAGGCGCGGGAGTGGGAGCCGACGGGGCGCTCGAAAAAGTAGACATAATAGTTGTTCCTCACTTTCCGTTCAGTTCTGCCATGAGACGGTTGGTCCAGCCGTCACTGTAGTTGAAGTTTGTGCGCTTAGTGTGGCGTGTGCTCTTGATTCTCTTCGCTCGACCCCTCTTGTGCTTCTGAAACTCGATTGTCTTGCGACGGACCTCGTCCTCGCGTCCGTCCATGCGCCGAATTGTAGGGTATTTCATGATTTGACCCACTCGATCTCGTCGCCGAGAATCCCGCGCAGATCATTGATCAGATTGCGTGCGTTCCCGAACTCTTCCTCGCTGATATCGAAAACTCGGTAGACGTTTCCTTCGGTGCAGACCACAAGGAAGGAATCGTGGGCGCATTCGGGGATGAAAACATTGCGGACGTTTCCGATGAGGGCGGGCCGCTGAACGGGAATGGCCTGTACGAGGTCGGCGCCGGTGAGAATTGCGACGGCGACCACTCGTTCAACGGGGATACCCCGAAACTCATTCTCGCCTTTCTCGTATCCTTTTGCGGGGAAGTGAATTTTGGTGCCCTTCAAATTGGTGAATACGGCACCTCCTGTGGTCTTGCATGATCCGTATCCGGTGCGACGGCGTGCCATGATAATCCTCTTCTCAAAATATGTGCGTGTGATGGTGGTGGGTGATGGTGGCCTGTCGTGGATGACGGGCCACCACCGTCATGTGTGTGTCAGTGCTCCAGCCACTGGTCGGCCAGGTAGGTGATGGTCTCGTCAGTCAGAGCGGAAAGGCCGTCGTGGACGAGAATGACTCCGTCAGCATCGTACTGCCAGAGTCCCCAGGAGACGACGTCGTCGCACACGTGGAGTCCGAGCGCCTGCCCACCGTCGGTGGTGCCTCGCATGAGGCCGATGGTCTCGCCAGTCTCGTCCACCCAGTAGTCCGTGTCACCCCAAGCGTTGGCGGCGGTGCCGACGGCGTAGGCGATGTCGGTGTCGGTGGCGATGTTCTCAACGGTGGTGGTCATTGTCTTGTCCTCTCTGTCTCTGGCCGGGCGGCTTGTCCTCCCTGCCGATGACTCAAGCATGCTCTCCCGCGCGCCACAGATCAACCCACATGGATGGTGGTCTACCTCACAAAACTAGTGTTGTGTGGAGTGTTGACAGACGCTGGGTGCATGTGGTATACGCGCGCGCACGTACCTACATATGTTATGGATGCACCCATGTGCTCATGATAAAATTAAAGCCACCGAAAACCTTTACGAAAGGCGGTGCAAAATTGGCAGATTCCGTCACAGAATATGCTGCGTCGGAAATGAAATATTGGTGCACCACAGGCGACTACGGGGGCACCGGATACGCCCAGGACAACCGTTGGACCTGCTACTGGAATAGCAATGATGCCGGCTGGAAAACGGGTCCCGGTGACATGGATTGCAGTAGCGGCGTAGCGGGCGCCTACAATATTGCATTCCATAACGTCTGGGGAACTGGCTGGGATGACCCGATAATGTTCCCGCGGACCGGCGAAACATGGACCGAAACCATGAATTCTTTGGCCGCGAATCGCGGTTTTATGGATATTGGGGACACATGGTACGGGTCTACGCCGTCGGGAGGATTCCATGTCGGCGACATGGTCCTGAAGACCACCGGAGACGGTGGACATGTCGCAATGTGCGTGCGCGAAGACGACGGCTCATTCAATGCGGGTGATCCGCTTCTCGCTGAGGCGTGGATCAATGAAAACGGTGAAATCTCGGACGGTCAGATGGGGGACCAGACCGGCTACGAAACACACGTGGTCCGGTACAGTAGTCACCCGATGACTGTCGCGGCCTCGTGGTCCACGTGCATCCGTTTCGGAAAGCGGACCGATTCCGATAACGGGCACGAGTCTGCTGGCTCATACCGCCTTTCTTCAATTCAAGAGGCTGTTCTCAGGGCCGCCGATGCGGAGAATTGCCCTTGGTGGGCCGCCCTGGCGTGCCTGTGGATGGAGACCGGCGAGCGTGGCGCAAACATTTACGGGCACGACGCCGGGGGTGCTGGCCCGCACGGCGAGGAGGTAACCGAGGAGAATTTCCGTGAGTTCCTTGCGGCGATTCGAGACGGCGCAAACTCGAATGGTGTCGGTCCGTTGCAGATTACGTATCCGGGTTATTTCTTTGATGACCCGGATCGTGAGTGGTGGATGCCGGAGAAGTCGGCTGAGGTCGGCTGCCGTATTCTTCGTGACCTTATTAACGCTGAGGGCGATTCTTATGAGGCCTTGAAGCGTGTCGGGTCACGGTATAATTCAGGGAATCCGTATGACGCGTACGAGTCTTATGGGATTCTTTTCAGTAATCGTTGCAAGTCTTGGTATGATTATGGTCGTCCGTCTGGGGGCGCCGGAGAGGAATTTTGGGATATGAGCGAGGGCGTTGATCTGCTCAGGGAGATTCGTGATCTTTTCCGTAGTGGAAAGGCAGGGGATCATTTTGCGGGCGACATGAATTGGTACGCCAAGGCCACTTACGAGGAGGTCAAGTCTATTCACGCTAGCGTGGACCAGATTCTTCATTCCGTTACCCCTGGTCAGGAGAACGTACGTGAGGCGGGCGCTATTTATGGTGCCGTGAACGAGATTCGTAAGGCCGTGAGTACGCCGTCGTCTTTGCAGGCGCATGATGGTGTCGCAGAGTCTCCGACTCCGGAGTCTCCTGCCCCGGAGCAGAATTCCTGACACGACATGTTGGTGTTCTATCGTGGAACGACGCTCGCTATTATGCTGAGTGTCGTTCCACGATAGATGTGACATGCGGGGAGCTTCACTCTCTTCCCTCTCCGTAATTCTCCTGTGGTAGTGGTAGAGCAAGTCTCCGGACGGTCAATGAAAGATCGTCCGGAGACTTGCTTTTGTTGTGTGCTATACTTTCTTGCGTACCGCTTATCAGGTTAATACACAAATATTTTCCTACGCGTTCCGACGGTGCAACAAGAGAATACTATCGCCCTCACGTTTCCTGTATTCCTCCCCTTAGCGGCTCTAGGAGTCGACGTGAGGGCGGTAGTATACAATCCATCCAATGAAAGTGAAAATTAGAGTGACTAAGTCGCTTTATGTTGCTACTATTTTTGCGGCTGTCATGGTGACAGCAAACACCACGCTCATGGTCTACGAAGATTGCACCAACGGCACCATGAATGTGACCCGAGATTCTCTATGGTGTGTTGGTGCGATTATTCTTTGGGCTAGTGTGCGCACCGTTCGATTCATGCGGACTGTCGGCTATCACCCGGGATTCCATAGAAAGTAACTAAAACATAACATTCCCCGTCTGACATTATCATTGTTAGGCGGGGAATGTTATATAATACCTATTGCGGTCCTGGTAAGCAATCACAGCAAGAGGACACTAGATATACGATGTTCAATTTCTTAAACGATGTCCTCTCCGACGCCACCCTAGTAGCTTTGGCCGCCCTTACCGGCACAATATTCTCGAACGTAACACAACGCAAAAACGCGAGAGACCAGGAACAGATCTCAATCCTGGACATCACCGTCCGATCTCTTTCCGAGAGAGTAACCGCCCTAGAGGCCAGTCTTGCGGCCGCCGAAAGAGCTGCAGACCTGGCAGAAGATGGCCGTCGTCGGGCGGAAGTGAAATGGTGGGAGGCCGTCTCTTTCGCACACACCGTCCTCGATTGGGGTAGGTCCCTGAAAATTCTGATACCATCTGATAAAGAGGACTCAATCCCTACTGAGCCTCAAATTCCGGATTCCATGAGGTGATTCATAAACATGTTTACTCCCGAGGTCCGCAAGGCCCTTTATGCTCTGCTCACCGCTGTTCTTGGTGTTTTCGCCGCTTTCAATGTTATTTCTGCGGACCAGGCGTCTCAGTATGCTGACGCTGTCACTCAGATTGTTGGCGCTCTGACTCTGGCTCTGGCTACGTATCACACTCACCCCGCTGTGACGCCCGGTCGTCACGCTGCCGGTGAGGGTGAGGCCGCCAACGAGGACAAGGTTGCCTGACCTCCGTCATTCACAGAACATTACTGCCCCCCCGCCGACTATCCGGTAGGGGGGCAGTAATGTTTCACGTGAAACACGGGGGCATGTTTCACGTGAAACATTCACCGTCGCTCCACGTCATCTCCGACGATGCGGGCGATTACGGCCTCGTCGTGGCGCTTAGTGACTGCCCACAGGAAAAGATGACGTCCCGCGTCCCGCGCGTCGTCCGCGTCGGGCTGACTCACGGTGGCCCCTGTGGGCCAGAAACCAAGAGACTTCAAAACATGGTCGGGCATGGTTGTTTTTGCCATTGCTGGAGTCTGCCATACGATATCCCCGATCTCCCATTCCAGCACGGCGTTGATTTTTACTGGGGTGAGGTCTGCGAGAAAATTGTTACCCGGCCTGAGATCGAACTGTTCGCACACGACAATGTCTGGGGCGAATTCGTTTCGTGTGGCCAGAATGTCGTAGACGCTGGCCGTCCAATGCTCATACTTGAATTGTTGAACATGAATGATTGAGAATTCGTGGTCGTCGTGGAAGTCTCCGATGACGATTCCTGTTGATTTGCCAGGGTCAACGGCCATCACCCGCTGCATCATGCCTTTCCTTCTTCTTTCTTCTTTCGCAGGCCCCGCCGCGACTTGTTCACGGTAGCAATATTTTTCAGCATGTCCGAACGAACTCCGTCCACCTTGAGCCACAGCGTGTCCGGCGCCATCGGCTTCCCGCGGCCCTTTTTCAAAGTCCACGGCGTATCCGGATCGTCCGGGAAAGGCAAATTCTTATAACACCATATTGCACAATCCTGTGGGGAATCGAAATGGAAGTCTTCCTTCGAAATGTATCTTTTCAGGTCGTAAATGCGTCGCATGAGTGAAGGGGTAAGCCATTTCGGTAGTTCCTTGTACATGCGAAGCGATGAGCTAGTGCACGGGCAATTCACGGGTTCGCCGCCGCTGAAACGCGAGACACGAATCCACTTCTCTTCCCCGCAATTCACGCAACGCATATGAAAATACTTATGGTGATCGCTCATGAACCTGTACTCGGGGGACGTGACTTCCCACTGTCGGAAGCGGCGTCCTACCATTTCTGGCTCCTCCCCGGTCATGTCTTTGTTCACTGGCTTGACCGGGTGAAGGATGCGGCGGTTGCGACCTTTCTTTCTTGTCTTGGTGCGTATGATAGAGATTTCACCGGGGCGGAATACCCCGTTCTCGGTCGCGAACTTCCATTCGAACACGACCGATGGGTTGAATTCGTTGTAGCACCATTCGATAGCTGACATCATGCCGTCGAACTCAAAATTATCTACACCGTTCTCCTCTCGCCACGCCCAAATATTGAGGCGAATATCGTTGTAGGAACGGCTCGGCATGAGCGTCTCATTCGCTTTGCGATGGTAACGCAAATACGGCATATCCGGAGTATGATCCAATGCCACGTCAAGGTTGCATGGGGCGATCGGCTTGGTAATATCAGGGCGCACGAAACGCCATTTCTTGTCCTCGGGGACCTCCAAATAGGTGAAACACCATTCCAGGGCAGCATCCACGGAAGGAAAAAGGAACTCCCCACTGGGAACGCTCGTTTGAAGTCGCTCCAACCTGTTAGCGGCTAGCCTGTACAGCTTGTACGAAGGTTGCATCATTCGTGTTTTCTCTCTTCTCTTATTTGGTCGAATAGCGGGGGCAACAGTATTGCTGCCCCCGCTATTCAAATCATACGACCGTGTGTGTTAGAAAACTACCGGTGATGCGGTCGCACTATTCCTCTTGGCCTCGAAATCAATGGAAGAAATCTCGGCCCGCGGAGGCCAAAAAGCGGGCTTCGGGGCGCCATCCTCGCCGAGGACCGTGATCCCGTTCTCGTCCTGCTCGTATGCGGGGCGACCGTAATCGTCCAAACGGGGACGCGGCTTGCTCATCCTTGTCACCAATGTTGCGTGAGCGCCCTCAAGATTCTCGCACACGCGCTTCACGGTCGCGTCGATCTTCTGCGGTGAGAGGAGATCAGCCCGCTCTCTCGCGTCGGCCGGCCACAGGCCAGCGGCACTGAAATACTTCGGAATATTGAAGTGAATGAAAGTCTTTCCATTCTTGTTGATAGTGAAAACGGTGCGGTCGGTGAGCGCCTTTCCGGCGTCCTCGTCGTCGCCGTCGATCATCCAATCGGTGACAAGCATCGGCCTGCCATTCTTGGAAGTGGTCATTTCGGCCTTAGTGATGAAAGCAGAGTGCTTTCCGGGCTTAGGCGGCTCGAAGTTGCCGCCGCCGGTAGCGACTTCCAGTGATGAGAGGTCGGTGCCGAAATTGAAGCCAGTTGCCATAATTATTGTGCTCCTGTGAATCGTAGTGGGCAAAAAGAATTGCGGTGGTCAGTTCTCGCCGTCGGCGGGCTTGCTGCGGAGCGCTTCCCTGACGGCGTCGGCGGCAATAGCGAGAGTCTCAGCGGAGACGCCACGATCAGCGGTAACAGTAATCTTAGCCATAATTGTTCTCTCTCTTCCTATGTTTTTGGTTAGTGGCTAGTGGCTAGTGATGTAATTGTGAATCTTGGTCATGCTCGGATTCCCTATTGCCGGTGGGAACCCGCGCGTCTGTTGCTTTGTCACAACATTCGGTTTGCGAGTGTACAGGACTGGCACGGCGATTTCCTCGCCGTCCCCATTGTCAACGTTTGCCCATTCCATATAACCGACGAAATTGAACAGGGCGGGGATGCGTTGTCCAGACTTCTGCCCCTCGAAGGATGGGGCGATGAACGTTTCCCCAGTGACTTCATTGCTTTCGCGCGCGGAATGCGTGATAGCAATAAACGAAATGTCGGCGGCGTCCAGGAATACGCTGATCGCCTTCAACAGGGAATCGTACACCGCCCGCCATTTCGTCCACGTATCATTCGACACGGCCTCATAGTGGGAGAGGATGAGCTCCTGGCACTTGTCCAACGTGTCGAACACGACAGTCTTGTAGGGGAATTCTGCAAGATTGCGTGCAATATTGTCGCAAAGATTGGCGCAATCAACCCACTTGTCGCAATGCACGACAGTAATGTTCTGCAAGTTCCCCCAATCCCGTAGCGGGAGTGTGCCGGATTCGAAATCAACGTACAGGACGGGCGACATGTCGTCCACCTGTGATGCCGTTGCTGCGAGCGATGTTTTGCCTACGCCGCTCACGCCATGAATAAGCATGTTGAAATGGTCATTCTGTTCGGGGTTCACGACTGTCATTCCGAGACGGACGAGAGTTTCCTCGAAAGTCATAGTATGTTTCACCTCCTAACCGTTGATAGTGTAGTTTTTGAATGCTTCTGTGTGGCGCTCGTGTGAGCAGTACCAACATAGGGGGGACGATTGGAGACTGTCAACCCCACCGTCATGTGACCTTGCTCTCTCCCAAATGTTTTGGAGTCTCTCTACGGCCGCGAGCGCAACGTCCTGCCGCCAAGGGAAAGAGAACTCGTGGATACCGTCCGGCACCACCTCTACACTGCAGTCCCTTGGGAGAGCAACAATAGAACAGTGGGCTACGTCATAATCGAGTTGTGTGAGGCCGTACCCGTAGAGCATGATCTGAATATAGTATTTACGGAATTGACTCCCCGCCGCCGTGCTGGCGAATCGCGGTAGACCATTGTCCCATTTGATACTCTTCTTGAATGCGGAAATCTTTTTCCGTGAGAGCAGCTTCCAGTCTAGGACCGTCGCCGCCGCAATATCGAAGCGATCCACACTCCCAGAAATGCGCCCATAGTCTTCAAGATCGCATACCTCTACTCTCTGCTCTACTAGAACATTCGATTCGTTTTTTGTGCGTGATTCCGCGTAAGCATGAAACGCGGTGCCCAGGAAGGGCGCCAGCGGCGTGCCCGTATTTTCCGTGTCGTGCGGGATTCCAAGAAGCTTATCGGCGATGCACCGCTCGCAATCGTCCCCGATCTCGCTCACGCCGATGTGCGTTTGTTTGTCGCGTTCGGTTGGGGCGAAAACATTACTGACCGCTGTTGCGGCGGCCGGGTTCAAATTCAAATTTCTCCCCTTCCTGAATTGCGGCGATAGCGGCGAGTCTGACGTCGTGGTGGACTTCAATGTCTCCGCTCGCGATATCTTCAATGAAGAATAGTCTTGCGTCGCCGGCCGGCATGATTTCGTAGACCGTGCCGTCGAGTTCCTCGGCTCGCATGGCGGCTTGCTCGAGATTCGAGTAGACCCGGTAGTCGCCTTTCTGTGACGATTCCCATACTAGGTAGACGCCCATTAGTGTTTTTGCTTTCTCTTCCTAAATGTTGATTGGTGATGTGTTATTCGATGATGGTTGCTGTGAGGCCGGCCCGCTCCTCGATCGCTGTGGAAATGACGGCCGCGTAACATTGGATCCGCCAGATGCTTTCCGATCGAATATTGGGAACGTGCAGTTGCATTGTCTTGATGCCGAACTGTGTTGGCCATTTCAGGATAATGGTGCGGCCAGCGATTTCGTCAATCGTGGTGCCTTGTGTGATGCGCATAATGTTTTTCACCTCTCCTCTGTGGTGAGCTCATAAATGTCGAGATCGTTATTGACGGCCATGCTGCGTATAATGCTAATGTTGTCCGCCGTGACATGGATGACATTAACGTCTGAGTGTCCATCGTTCACTGGGGCGACGATCAGGAAATTCCTGCCGACTAGCTCGCTGTCGTCGGATATGAGGATGTTTCTGATGGTGCCTGTCATGCGGCGTCGTACTAGACGAATGGCCGAGCTGCTGCGCGTTTCTGTCTTCATGGCATTTACTTTATGCGTGTGACAGTGGTGTGCGCAACCCATGTGGGCGTGGCGTCTATCACATCTCATATGAGGCCGCTCTCACGCAGACGCTCATACCCCGCCGCTAACCTAGGCTCCACGGCCGTCACGTCAACAGTACCCTCACACTGCAAAAGAAAACGATTCACCCGTTTTGTTTGCCCTTTACGATTCAAACGAGCAGACGCCTGTAAATTCAAAATCACACTATTATCCTCACTCAACCAAATCTCACTGTTGCAAACATTCTGCAGACCATCAATCCCTTCGGCAGCGGCCGCAATAACAGCACAAAGCACACTCGGCCCATCGGGCTCCAAAAACTGTCGCCACTCATCACGGTAATCACTGGACAATTCAACGCTTCCGTAGCCGGCATCGGCCAGTCGCTTCCGCAACGGCGTCATGAATTTACGTGAATGACACCACAGAATAACCTTCTCGTCCGACGGTAGATCAGACAAAATATCAAGGGTGGCGTCAATCTTCGACGACCCACGCCCCTCGAACTCGACATTATCGCCCACAATTTTCAGCGGTCCGAGAGTGATCTGCCTGAGACGCCCGTCTAGAACGGCGGCGGACGAGGCCACGCTGGCCCCACCATCCATAACCGCCAGACGATGATCCACGAACTCCCGATACATCCTCCCCTGTTCACGCCGCATTCCACAGGCGACGCGTTGAACATTCACGGGAGGTAGATCGCCGAAAACCTCACTCCCCCGCATCGCGGACCAATTATCTCCCACGGAATCGCGAAGAGCGCCGGGAGTCTTTTCGCCACCGTAAATCCTGGCATACGGGGACGCCGCAAAAGGATTGAACTCAGAAACAAAAAACTCATCCGCGAACCGGTAGAAACTACGGTCCACGCCGTCCGGGTTCAGGAATTTGAGTACCCCGTAAATGTTGACGGGTTTATTGCCGGCGGGCGTGCCTGACAGGCCAAGGCGATACCTTGACTTCAGCGCCTTTACGGCCCGGAAAGACTGAGTGCGATGATTCGCAATACGATGCACCTCGTCCACAATCACCATATTGAAAGGCGCCTTTGCGAAGGAAGCGTTCGGCCACTTCCCCGCGTCTGCCGCCTTTCCCAGGGAAACCAATAGCTCGAAATTAATAACCCACCAACCGTCCGCGCCGTTCACCATGCTCTCAATGTTGATGCGCCCGGCCTTGGTAGTGCGAGACAGTACTTTCGCTTCCCCGCCGGTGATGGTCTTGATACTAGCCTGCCATGATGGGATGACGCGCTTCGGGCACACAATGATGACGCGCTTGTCGGCGTCGAGTTTCTGCGCACTCCAGATGGCGCCGTATGTTTTGCCGCAGCCCGGCTCCCACGCCAACAAGGCACCACCGCCGTCTCGAATCGCGGTGACAGTGCGGTTGATTTCTCTTTCCTGCGCCCCAGTGGGCCGAATGTTAATCATTGAAATTCGTCCAAACGATCACTAGTAGACAAATGGTAAGCATGAACACGAGACATGTCATCTGCTCTTTCCTTTCCGATACGAGGAACCCCGTCCCGTCATTGTCAACGGGACGGGGTTCCCCATATGTGGTCAGTGGGCGATGGCGTGACGCTCCACAGCAGCCCAGTAGGCGTCCTCGTCCACGTCCACCACATAATAGGGGGTGCCAGTGGAGGAGAAGTACTGTCCGATCACATCATCGGCGATCGCAGCGACATCGTAGTCGTCCATCTGGTCAAGTGTGGGGATGATGTCGAACATGATGACGTCATCCCGAGTGCTGCGGCGAGCGACAGTGTCCATGATTTTCCTCTTCTCTTTGTGTTGTCATCGTTCCTTGGTGACGGCTCTAGTATAGGCGGACCGTACGCGCCCTCGTCAACCCACAAGAGCGTGACCATGTTCACATCTCCAGGTGGAGGAGAGACAACGCCTCACCCACAGCCGCACCCACGTCACCACCGCACTCCAACAGCCTCATACAATCGAACGCCGTGTGCGCCCTCCCGTCCGCGAGCGGATCATCCGCATGATGCGAATAGACCAAACCACTGTCCAGCATCGTCACACCCGGAGCCGTGTCACCACCACGCACATACCGCCACCGCCTCCCCACCGACTCATACGGCCAACCAAACAAGCCAACAAGATCATTAAACCCATACTTTGAATTGAACTCCCCGATCACACCACCATAGCCACCATCGGGCACAGAAGACAAAAAAACACCATCATTCTTCCCCTCGTACCCGATATTCTCCAACCATCTATCAACATTCAAACGGGCGCCATCAATAAGCCAATGACGCACCCTCAATCCAAGACGATGCGACGGCAGAAAAAAAGCTCGGGACGCCTCAGCACACGACCCATCCCACTGAGACACCGGCCCCAACACACTGAAACACGTCCGGGCGATCACCTCACACTCTCCCACGGTCATGCTGCGAGTGCACGGCAGAACGACGCGGAAACGCGGGGACGGGAAAGACGACGACGCCGTCTCCCACACAATACCGGCAAGATTCGCCGCACGCATACGATCCCCGACGAAATTTTTTCGCGACCCGTGGTCCGCATCCAAAACAATAGCGGACCGGGACACAAAATTCCTCTTCTGCCGTCTACCCCCTGAAAGAATGCCAGCAAAGAAAGCTGGGGCATCATTCTTCTCGCATTTCGAGGGCGCCTCACACAAGGCGGCAAAATCATTGAGGTTTACATTAGTGGCACGCCACCCTGTGATGGAACGGACATTGCCCGCTACCATCACAGAGAAACGCACCCCGAAAACATCACTCACCGTACGATGGCTCCGCTATCTGGTCCCGCAGAATCGCCTCCACGAGATCATTATCCACAATCGCCCCTTCGGTGCGGAACTTCACGCCCCGGCGAAGAATATACTGACGATACTCCTCAACGCTCCGAGGAGACAGGTTTTTCGCTTCCAGCACTTGGTAAAGGCGCGTCTCGGTAGGAGGGTTGCTACTGAAATCATCCACCATGCGCGTCAAATCCGGAACAAACACATAGTCGATCATTTTCAACACGTCAGGAAGCCAGAAATCGAAGGCCAGGCTAAACGCTTTCCGCACAGCGGACGAGGACACGCTCATCTGCTGCTCGAAAAGAGACAGAATAGCGGCCACACGCATAACATGATTCCCCATGCGGTCAATGACCGCCTGCACCGCCCGTTGGAAAGGCGACTCGCGGGCCGCCTCCCCTGCCCAGGCTCGCATCGTTTCCACCCAAACATTCCGGGCAGACTCAGTAACAGTCATAGTCATTGGCGTGTTGACGGGCCAAAACTCGGTGGAACAAGTGACAGTACCGCGGAATTCGTGCTGCATCATACCCAGCATTGTTGAAATGCGCTCAGAAGCGTACTCAATAAAACCATCACCACCATGCGCGTTCCGCTCATTGTTGGTGACCCATCCAAAAGACGAAGGATCAGACTGACGGTCCCCCTCATCCAACGCGAAAAGAATACGCGGACCCCACCCAGTCTCGAACAAAGACTGAGACATATTATCGACTACGTCGCCGAGAATACCAGTGCCGCAGAAAGCAAGAGAATGAGGAACCCTTTCACTATCCGCCCGCTTCACGCCGTCGTCGCCGACACGCACAGACTCGACAGTCCTACCCGAGTAGACGTCGGTCAGGAATCCGATGAGCCCGCTACGATAACCCTCACCCTGCGACGCAGAATACATGTTCTGCAGTTCGTCCACAAACATGATAGACGCCCCGCCAGGCCGCTGCGCCATCCGCAAATTCAAACCTTCGGCCGTCACATTCGACCCGAACAAAACATTCGCCATCATGGAACGCTCGCACGGACTATTACCGATACTATTCAGCAAATCCTTACGATCAGCCTCGAACTCGGTAATGCGATTATTGATATCGTCCCGCTCCGTCCGGTACTCGTCAATATCGACACGCCCACTCCTCTTTTCCAGGGATTCCAGGCGACGATGCAGCATGTGAAGTGCCGAATCCACCTCCTGCACGGCCACCAAATACTGAGACGAATCCCACCTGAACGCGCCCACACAATCGTCAAAAAAACTACGCACCAAAGACTGAGCCGTAGTCTTCCTCGACAGGGTAGACGCCCCGAGACAGTGCGAGTACAAAGTCAACGGCACCATGTTCTGTGCGCTCGCAGACAAATGAGTCCTCGCAGACAACGGCGCGGACACCATCGTCAAGAAAGTCGTCCACAGAAACCTGGGGGGCGTCTCCGGCGACCTAGACTGCAAATAATCAACGATCCTGTCAGCGAACCAATCGTAATGCACGCCACCATCCGGGGACTGGAACTCGTAATCCGCAATCCTCTCGACACTCAATTGTTCTCCTCCCCCACGCGAGTGAGAAAACTATTGAAAGCATCAAGAATCGCGTCGCCGTCGAAAGTATAGCCGACGTCAAACATGGGGCCCCAGTAACGGTTCGTCTGTTCGAAAATCGTCGCCTTGTAACCGCGCACAGTATCCGCCTCGAAAATAAACCTATGCCCGGGCGACGCGACCACAATGTGGACACTGTTATTCCAGGCGCTTACTTCCAGGCCGAGAGAATCATTCCCGCCCGTGCTGGCGTAATTCTTGCACGCCTCAGTGACATGCTTCAGGAATTCCCAATCGAATAGCTTGATCATCTGTCCTCCCACAGTCTTGTCTTGATTTCGCCGAACAGCTTCCGAAGCTCCCATGCCCCTGTTCCTCTCTCCACTGTTGTTATTGTTTCGTTCGTGTCGGCGTCTCGAATGCTCACCGAATACTCGTCCCCCACAATGTTAAGAGTGCACCCGTATCGTTTCCCGGTGACATCCAAGTAGAGGACGGGCACGTCACTGCCCACAATGGCGTCCTCGCCCGCGTCCAATAGGATGGATTCACAGTGCGGGTCATTGAGTATTTCCGCAACGAATTCGGTTACGATAGGGCGCAGCCTGTCGTCAATCATGACTCCTTCCCTTCCACCATGCCAGCTAGTTCCGTGAAGCGATTCACAGCATGAGTGAGGGTACCCCTATCGGCGCCGCTCTCGTCCAAGAGGACATGATTCGACAGTTGAATGATACGAACCCGCCATTCATCGTCTTTCGTGACAACAATCCTGAAGACAGTCCTGTCATCGGGGTTCATAGCCGTCGCCTTGAACAGAACCCTGGAAAGGCGGCCGGCGTCATTGTGGCCCTGCAAAGTGACAGTCGAACACTGGGGCCACCGGACGAAATCACCAACACAACTAGCAAGGAAAGCGAACACAGCCTTATCGACACTGGAGTCACTCATTGCCGGCCGCCCTACTGCGGTTCGCCGCGACAATCAAAGCACGGCGAACATACTCACCAACACTCTCCGGGGGAATCGCGGCGCCCTTCCGCTTAATGGACCTTGCCCGCACCGTGTCGCCGGCAACCACGATGCGGCAAGTGCTGCCTATAGTGATGATGCCGCCGTCGTAAATTCTGCGGGCGGGTACATGCACGTTGAACTCGTGGCAGCGCCCGTCATCATTCCACTCACGAACCGCCTGAGTGACAACCGTTCCGAAAACTGTGCCCATAGTAATGTTTCTCTCTTCCTAAATATTGTGATGGATACTACTATTCACGTGAAGGTGTGTGGGGGGTTAAATGTCGGAGCCAATCACCTCCCCCGCAGGCACGCCACCCAAATCGCACAGATCAACCAACCTGTCCCTGGCGTCAGACCGGGCGCACTCCCACGTCGACGAACCCTTATCACTGCCCCACATTTCCTCCAAACAAAGAATGAAATCGTACGCCAAACGAGCACTCTTCACCTGCCTCTCGTGACGCTTGACGCGTTTGCGAATCCACCTGGCCGCAACCCCAGTATTCTCACCAACAGTGAAAATTTTCCTCCACCAAGCATCCGCCGTCGTCTCTTTCGCACTGAAATACCATGCCGTCGGCCTACCATCATCAAACACATACGTTTCAATAATCCCGGTCTTAATATCCCAAATAATGACAGTGAAACCATCATTATCGTGATAGTAGGACAAGGCGGGCGGCATGTTCTCTCGAATAATCCCCATCTCAACATCCCGGTCAGTCACCCCTTCAATATTAGGGTCGTCACATTCAAACCAAAGCATAATTTCCTCTCTTTCCTCTCTTCTCCTGGAATTGCGGTGAGATCAGACGATCCTACTGCCAGGAATCTCCCGAATCCGAGCACAGAACCAACCCCACGCCTCCTCGACAGTGTCCGACCGGTCAGGGGAATCCAACGCGCCAGGGGTAAGCTCGACACCATCTCTGTTCGCGCCCACAGCAATCTGCCCAATAATCCCACCATCGCGATAGGCGACAATCACAGAATCACCCGCCATAGCAAGAGTAATACCACAAGCGGCCGCCGCCGAAGCAAGACCATCCATGACAGAGGCGCCCACAACAAGACAGTCGAACATTTCCTGCACCCTATCCGCAAGGTTCTCAGTACGGGTCACACCAACATTGGTCCCCCACTGGAGAGTCTCAATATTGTCCACGGTCAACGCGACCTCACCAGAAACGAACGTCATCCCGCCCATCGGCTTCGTGTAAACGTGGAACCGTGTTGAATGTGTGAGCGGCCCCGCCAGCCTCCGCCGGGTAGTGTCCTCAACGGGGGTGCGAGAACGCTCAATAACAGGATCATGGGTGAGGTCATCCACAAAGTGGTCCCAGATGGGGCGCTTCGACGCGTCCTTCCCAGTGAACGGGGCGACGTCCAGCTTGGCGCCGCTTCGCCTCATAGCGACCATCATGGTGCCAACCGCCACCCCACCGGATGACAATATCAGAGTCGAATGGTCATCCTCGTCAACATGGAGGCCGTGCTCGTCAGCCAGGGTAAGAATGCGGTCATAGACCTTCGCCACAGCCAGCATGGAAGCCAACGCCTCATTGGAGGAACGACGGTCGTCCGGAAACTCGGAAAGATAGGCGGGTACAAGGCGGTCGGACAGAAGAATGTCTTCTCTGTCCATGATCTGCATTGTGCCGTCCAACCAAATGCCTCGCGACCAATTCGTGACGTCGACGGTGAAGTGCGTGTCGTAAAACACGGCGCGTCCCCTCTCTTCCTCTAGTGTTTGTGTTGTCTGAATTGCGAGGGGTTATCGCACTCCCAGCGTCCCCCAGAGGGCCCAGATAGCCGCCACGAAACCGAGCGTCCCGACAACAGCGAAGCATGATGCGGTCAGGTAGATGATGGCGGCCAGGATGATTTCGCTGCTGCGCTTCAAAGGGCGGCGGGTCGCAACGTTGGTGTGCTTCGGTGCCGCATGCCTCATGGTCATGGTGTCTCCTCTTTCCATGGTCTTAGTTGTGTTGCGGGGCGTCTTGCTTCGCCCTGGCGGGCCGCTGTCCTGCTCTCGATGGCCTTAACTCTAGTGGCTCTGACGTTCGTCCGTCCACCCACCGGGGTGAGACGTCCGCCACACTCTGTGAGTGTTGGTCCATGACGTCGTCAGCCCATCACCACATATGGCCGCATCCGCCGTCCCGTGCGATCACGAAACGGCGGATGCGATGTCAGTCCAGGTGCAGGAACCCCTCGGGGCCTGAAGATCGGCATATCATTGTATGACCTCCGTCATACTGTCTCATATGACGTCAATGCCCTCCTTCTCCAGCACGCCACCGATCTCCTCAATATTCCCCTGATCGACGCCGGCAACGCTGATACCACAGTCGACCTTGCCGTCACTGTGCTCAATGACCTCAACCTCAAGCGTGACGCGGTCCAATCCGAAAATGATTTCTCTGCCCGGTAGTGCAAGGGGTCGCGCGTCCACGTATCCGATAGCACGGAGAATGTCGAGGGCGCGAATCATCATGTTGGCACCGCGTGCGACAGTGGCGAGGAGCGCCATCAAATGTTCAGGCGTTTCTTTTCTGTCGTTGACGCTCACCTCGTACTCTGTGCCGTCCATGTGTTCGATCAGAATTGCGAGCCGTGACGGGGAGTTGTCTGACGGCTTTGTGAGCCTGCGCACGTCCATGTGTTGGACGAGCATTCCCTCGTGTAGTGTTTCGTGCATTTGTGTCCACCCTCTCTCTTTCTTTGTCCACCGACCTCAGGGGTGCGTCTACTGTAGAAGAGCGGTGGGGGCTGCTGTCAACCCCCAGTGCGTGTGAGCTGTGTCTCAGATGGTTGAAGGGCGGTGGGCGATGGGGTGTGTGGCGCCGTTCACTTTAGCGCCGATCTCTCACAGTTTCCGTTAACCTTCCGTTCATCTTGTTAACCTTCCGTTTACTTTCTACGCATGTGGGTTGTTTGCTAGCAACTGGCGTTCTAGGACGAAAACACCCCTTTGTGTTACTACAATATTGGTGCGTGTCGTCACACTTTCCACCCTGTGGCAAGGTTTTGTGTCGGGGACGTTCCTTGTGATTGCAACGTTTAGTCCCCGTTGCAGTTGCTTTACTGGCAGTGTTTGTTGCGGTGACTTTGGTCCCGTATGCTACACTCGAGTAGACGAATCGTCGAAGACGATCTGCGGCGCAGCCGCTGAGGAGCCCTAGCGACGCAAGCGAGCGTCAGCGCCGCAGGGTGTTTTCGATGAGCTCGCCACTGTGTTGGGCCCAACCTATACTCTTAAAAGAGTACTAGAATTAGACAGTGTCTAACACGAGTAGACAGTGTCTAATTAGGGCATACGTGTTATGACGTAATTAAGGACACACAGTGTTCAAAGAGGAATGCTGCGATCGTTAACAGTGAACGGTGTGTGGTAGAAGCAACACACGCCGTGTTGAGTAGACAAACCAAAACACCAGGGTGCGTGTTGTGTTACGTGCGTGCTCGCAGGGCTGCGCGCGCACTACACAACACACACCACTACCACAAGACAAAACAGAAAGACGAGAAGAGAAGAGAAGAGAAGAGAAATAGAAGAGTAGTGTTAGACGGTGGAGGCGCTCGTCTCGCTGACGCTGCGACGCGCCACCACCTAACACAACACAAAAAGGCGAGAAGAGAAAAGAAGAGTAAAGAGGGGGAAACGCAGTGAGCAGAACAAGCACACGCGAACACAAACAATTCAGAAAACAAGTACTCGCCAGAGCACAACAACTCGGCATCACACACTGCCCAGCATGCGGAGTAAAACTCCAATACCACAATGACGGACAACGCAAACCCAACAGCGCCGAAGCCGACCACATAATCCCAGCATCACTAGGCGGAACCAACCACCCAGACAACGGCAGAGTGCTATGCGCCAAATGCAACAGCAGACGAGGCAACGGCAGACACGGTAAAGGCAGAGCACGCCACTACCAGAAAAACGAGGACGAGAGAGACAGACTACCCGTCGCCGTCATGCCCACCGAACACACCGACACATGGTAAACACACACCGCCATTCCAACAACAAGAAAGACGAGGCCGGAAGAAAGGCGGGAAGAAGAACAGACGACAACGAGAGAAGACGACAACGAGAGAAGACGCAATGGTGTTCGGGGATAACGTGCGTGCTCGCAAAGCTGCGCGCGCACTACCCCGAACACCACCAACAAAGAAGAAAAGGAAGAGGAAGAAAAGGAAGAGAAGAAAATGGGGAAGACAAACGACGAGACCGCACACACCACCACCCACCGCCATTCCACAACCCACAACACAATGCGACACGACATGCACTACTGGCCGCCGCACACACCACAACACATGAAGAACTGACAGCGAACACCAGACACCACACACACCCTTCCACCCACACAAACCACCACCGCCATTCCACAATGACACAACCCTGCCACAAAAGACACAACCCAAATCAACAATGCTGTGACAACAAACACAAGACGAGAAAAGGGAAAGAGAAAAGAAGAAGAGAATAACAGAACACAGCTCCGCAATGAAACAGCCCACCGCTATTCACACCACACACCACAATGATAAGTGGACAGCACACCCCCACCGCACTCCCCCACCCACAACACACACCACAACACACAGACGGAAGAAGAGCAGGACAACACGGAAGAAGAGCAGGACAACACGAGATGCCGGACCAAACCCGAACACGGGGGCATCACACACACACACCCCGCCATTCAACATGACCACCCAACCAAAAAGAAGGGGGACACCGACACCAACGAGGGGGACGCAAACATCAGACAGGAGGGTCAACACCACAGCACCCGCCCTTCACTCACTACGCCACCCCACCACGCAATGCCACCCCACCATCCACGATGCCCCCACCCACCACCACGACGAGGGGGTAGCAGACAGAGGACACCCCACCACACGAACACCACAGACAGACACACACCACACACCACACACACCCGGCAAGAAACAGTACGCGACATGATCGCAGTACACACTCGGCATGCACTAGGAAGTAGGCGGCACGAGCCACAGCACGACCGAGGAGCAGCAGCACACGCCACCGCCATTCCACACCACAGCACACCGAGAAGGATGGACACCACCCTGCACTGTCTCGCCTCACACTGTTCACGTTCACACAACCAACGAACGATCATGATCAACATGATCAACAATCAATGTTCAATGATTGATCAATGATCAATCAATGACGAACATGATGATGATCAATGATCATCATGAACATGATAATGATGAACATCATGATGATCATGTGATGATGATGTGATGCATGACATGCATACCAATACCATGCACCATGCACGGTGCCAACGCACGCCACAAGGCAACACGCAACACACAAACGCACAAATGCACAAAAATGCATAAAAACAAAAGAAATGTTACAAAAACATGCAAAAACATTCAAAGCGTGAAATAACAATGGCGTTCAAAAAAACCATGGCAACAAAACAAGGCGAACAAAAGGGGGCCCCAACACACTAAGGGATCCCTTAAACATGGGACCCACATCACAAAACAAGACAGGGAACACAACAAAACGAGACACACACCACACAATTCATGTGACGGGGGCCACTCCCCCTCCCCCATCCGGCCGCGAACACCCCGAAGGTCTGCCCATCCCTCCCTGCTTGTGGAAAACCCTGTGGATAACTCCAGTAACCCATATCACAATGTGACCGCCATCATGTGGAAAACTCCCAAACCTGTGGAAAACCCTGTGGAAAACTCTCTAGGTTGTGGAAACCCTGTGGAAAACCCTGTGGAAAACTCCAGCCAGACGTGACGAGCACCACCACATATAATAGAAGACATGACAACCCACACAAACACCACAATCACCATATACGAACCCAACAGCCCCGCACCCATCACAGACGCCACAAACACCGGCAACCCCACCCTCATCCGACAAGCACTCGCACACAAAATCGCCACCGTCATAGACGACCCCAGAACCGGCGACACAGCACTCACAAAACTCACCGCACAACTCATACAAATCACAGACCAACTCGCCACAACACAAAACGAAAACACACACACCAACACCACCGACATTCCAAACGAAACACAAACCTGGGACGGCATCTAAAATGAGCGAAAAACACCTATCCGAAATCGCCGCCCACCTCACCCTCCCAGAAAACATCACACACACAGCCTGGCCGCCAGTCAAACACCGCCTCCAAGAAATGCAATACCCCCTCGACGTCTGGCAGCAAGACTGGCTCAAAGCAATCCTCGCAAAACGAAACGACGGCCACTACGCCGCCAGCATCGACGGAATCCAAGCCAGCATCCCCAGACAGGTCGGCAAGACATACACAATCGGCGGCCTCACATTCGCACTCGCCACCCTCCACCCAAACTACTTCGTCCTCTGGACCGCACACAGAACACGAACCGCAGACGAAACATTCAACGACATGAAAGGAATGGCACAAATCCCCGAAATCGCCCCATACGTTCACAAAATACGACAAGCAAACGGACAACAAGCCATCCTCTTCAACAACGGATCCCGAATCCTATTCGGAGCCCGCGAAGGCGGATTCGGACGCGGATTCCACGGCGTAGACATGATCCTCTTCGACGAAGCCCAGATCCTGGGCGCCGCCGCACTAGACGACATGATCCCCGCCACAAACACAGCACCCGACCCACTCATCATCAAAATCGGGACACCACCAAAACCAAAAGACCCATCCGAAGCCTTCAGCGAATTCCGAAACCTCGCACTACAAGGCGAAATAAAAGACGGCCTCTACCTCGAACTCGCCGCCGACTACGACGCCAACAGCGACGACAGAAAACAATGGGAAAAAGCAAACCCCTCATACCCGCGCCGCACCCCCGAATCCGCCATTCTAAGAATGCGCAGACAGCTCGGAGAAGAATCATTCCGACGCGAGGGCCTCGGAATATGGGACCGCGCCAACGACAGACTCGCAATCGACCCAATCGCCTGGAATACTACCACAATACGGCCCGAAAACACGCCGTCCGGCATGCGGTGGTGCGCCGCCATTAGGTTCGCACCTGACGGATCAACATGCGCCCTAGCCAGAGCCGGACACAAAGCAAACACGCCAACACACGTCGAACTATGCACTCACCAAGGCGTGCGCCGCATGAACGAAGGAACACAATGGATAATCGATTACATTGCGGACACCAAAGACAGGTGGGCGCAAATCATCGTAGACGGAAAATACGGCGCCGGTGACACAATCGAAAGACTCCGTGCTATCGGAGTGCGCCCTCAAGTCATTATCACGCCCACGATCACGCAAATCATAGACGCTTACAGCATGCTAGACGCCTCACTACGCGAAAACACAATCACCCACTTGGACGACATGCAATTGCGGACCGAGGCCGCGTCCGCGACGCCGCGCCCGATCGGAACGTCCGGAGGATGGGCACTACAGGCCCCGCCAGGCGCCACAGTAGCCGGCCTAGAAGCATGCACACTCGCAATGTGGGCGGCACGCACAACAAAAAGGAGGCCACGCTATAAGCCTTATGATAAAATCGAAAACGCCAATAGTAATACTGGACGTGGCGGCGGAGTACTGTTCCTATGACTGAAATTTATCCTGACGACGGGCGACTCGTTAATGCTACGCCGGCACCGACCCGCATTTCCGGACTCCCCGACGAAGACAAGGCAACATTTCTGCAGCTGTGGCAGAAATGGCAGCAGCACTCGAACAAGAACAAGCTGCTCTCCGTCTACTATGACGGCCACCGCGCTTTCCAGGACTTGGGGATCAGTATTCCGCCGCAAATGACGCGCACCAAAGCCGCGTTGGGGTGGCCTCAGAAAGTCGTCACCATGCTCGCCCGGAGGCACGTGTTCGAAGGCTACTCCCTGAACGGGGCGCCCGACGCTTTCGAAGCAAACGAAATACTCTCCGCCAACAATTACGATCTTGATCTCGCCCAGGCGATCACGTCCGCGTACAAGCATTCTTTCTCACTGCTCACAGTGACGAGGGGGGATGAGACTATTGGTGAGCCGCCTGTCGTGGTGCAGGCCCGTGACGCGGAATGGTCTGCCGCCCTTTGGGACACCAGGCGCCGCATCATTGAAGCCGCCCTCACAATTGACCAGACCGACAAATACGGGCAGCCGTCCGGCGCCATCATGCACACCTCCACCGCCATTTGGCGAATCGACGCCAAGCAGAACGGCGGCGGCTGGAAAGCCGAAAAGCTCGGAGACACGCCCAACCGCATTTTCGTCGAAGCACTCTGCTACGACCCGCAACTGAACCGCCCTTTGGGACACTCACGAATCACCCGTGAAGTAAGATACCTCACGGACGCGGCGGTGAGGACAATGGTCCGCGCAGAAACATCCGCAGAATTCTTCTCCTCACCACAACGCTATGTGCTCGGCGCAGAAAGAGCGGACTTTGCAGGCCAAGACCGCTGGTCCGCAATCATGGCCCGCGTCCAAGTCCTGGAACCGAACGAGAACGGCGACATTCCCAGTGTTGGGCAATTCTCACAAATGACCATGAGCCCGCACCTGGAAATGTACCGTCAGCTGGCGCAGAATTTGTGTGCGGCCACAAATCTTCCTCAGTCCGCGATCGGAATATTCGCAGATAACCCTTCCTCGGCTGAGGCGATGCAGGCGTCCGAGGCGGCGCTCGCGGATGAAGCCGAGTATCAGTGGCGTATTTTTACTGCACCATTGCGGCGTACACTGCAGAACATTATTATGGTTCGTGACAAGCTTGACGAGCCGCCTGCCGAGTCGTGGAAGACCTCGGTGAAGTGGACGCCTGCCCGCTATTCCTCGCCGTCGTCTGCCGCCGATTTCGC